AATGATGATGACTATGATGACTGGGAATATGGTACTGAACCGATTCCTCTCACCGAATTTTAGTCAAATATGGGTAATAAATAAGTTAGAACTTGTATTTTTGTAATTTCTAATGCCGTTACAACGGGTCAGTCAAGGTTTCAAAGACATCAGCATGTCATTTCAGATTAATCCTCTGAATGATGACTTGATTGCGCTTAATAATGCGACTGCGATTGCCCGTTCAATTAGAAACATTGTATTCACAACACCTGGGGAGAAGTTTTTTGATCCAAATTTTGGGTCTAACATCTCCCAATCACTTTTTGAGAATATTGACGACGTATCAGCACTCGCCATACGCGATGAAATAGAAAATTCCATTCGAAATCATGAGCCAAGAGTCGAATTGATTGATGTTGTTATTGAACCAAATTATGAGTTCAATGAATTTAATGCGACAATTTCGTATAGAATCATCGGAATTGACATTCCACCGCAACAATTAGAATTTCTCTTGCTGCCAACTCGATAAATGCCTCTTCAGAACTTTACTGGTCTTGATTTCGACCAGATTAAAACAACACTTCGAGACTATCTAAAGTCTAACTCCAATTTTACGGATTATGACTTTGAAGGATCGAACCTGTCAACGATTTTGGACGTGTTGGCATATAACACCTACATCACGTCGTATAATGCGAATATGATGTCCAATGAGGTGTTTTTAGACAGTGCAACACTCAGAGAAAACGTTGTTGCTCTTGCAAGAAATATCGGATATTTACCAAGATCAAAGAAGGCAGCAGTATCTACAATTAACTTCTTCGTAGACACCTCAAATGTCTCACCAACGCCCTCTTCCTTGACCTTGAAGAAGGGTCCAGTCGCTTCTACGGGGAATCAGTTCGGTGGACAGTCATTTGTCTTTAGCTTAAGTGAAGATAAGACAGTTCCAATCATCGATAGTGTAGCAAGTTTCGATGAATTGGACGTTTATGAAGGTTCTCTTGTAAATCAGTCATTTACAAAGTCAGATAGGAACCTAGAACAGAGATTTATCCTCAATAATGCTGGAATTGACATTTCTACGCTCAAAGTAACAGTAAAAGAGAACTCAGCATCGTCAGTTTCAGTCAATTATACGCGACAAGAAGACTTATTCAGTGAAAATGACGGAACAACGGTAACTGGATCATCTCCAATCTACTTTATTCAAGAAATTGAGGACGAACAATACGAATTAATCTTCGGAGACGGAATATTTGGCAAAAAACTCTCCGATGGCAACGTAATTGAAGTTTCTTACATCGTAACTAACGGTGATTCTGCAAATGGCATCGCCAATTTGACATTTAGCGGAAGATTGACCTATGTAAGGAATTCTGTCGAGTATGTTGTTACAAGTGGCATTTCTTTGATCTCAACTTTTGGGTCTTCAAGCGGTGGAGAGCAAATTGAGAGTGTTGAATCGATCAAAAAGTTCGCTCCTTTCCAATATTCGACTCAAAACAGAGCTTTAACGTCAAATGACTATGAAATCTTGATTCCAAACAAGATTTATCCAGAAGCTGAGTCAATTTCGGTTTTTGGAGGCGAAGATTTGGTTCCTCCGCAGTATGGAAAGGTCTTTATTAGCATAAAACCAAGAAATGGTGATTTTGTACCAAATTCTATCAAAGAAAACATCAAAAGAGATCTTAAGAAATACGCAGTTGCGGGAATTGTCCCAGAAATCTTAGATCTCAAGTATCTTTACCTTGAAACTGACAGTAAAGTCTATTATAACAGCAATTTAGCGCAAAATTCGGCACTTGTCTCTACTTTGGTTCAATCAACGATCACAAAGTACAAGGAATCTACCGAATTAAATAGATATGGCGCAAGATTCAAATATAGTAAGTTTTTGAGAATTATTGATCAAAGCCACCCCTCAATTACATCAAATATTACCACCATAAAGATGAGGAGGGATTTGGGTCTTGCAGTTGGTGCATTTGCAGAGTATGCAATTGATTTTGGCAATGAATTTCATATTGCATCGATGAGTGGATACAATATTAGATCAAGTGCATTTAAAGTTCTTGATATTAGTGATGATGTATACATTGCGGATATTCCCGATCCAGGTAGAAAAACAGGTTCTATCATTTTGTACTCACTGCCAGTTGAAGGATCTACCGCACCAATTATAAGAAGAAAAGATGTTGGCAGAATCGATTATGTGAAAGGTCGTATTACATTGAATCCTATCAACATTGTTTCTGGCAAAAACAAAAACGGTCAACAAATCATGGAGATCAGAGCTCTCCCACACTCCAATGACGTGATTGGATTACAGGACTTATATTTGCAACTAGATACTAGTGATGTAGAAATGATTATTGATGAAATTAGTTCTGGATCGGATCCATCGGGATCCAACTATACAAGAAGCTCTAGTTATAGAGATGTAAGCAACAATCCATATTAATCATTAACATAACACTGTAAGATAAAGAGATGGCGGAAAAGAGAGTTCAGTTTAACAAGATTGTTAAGAGTCAGTTACCTGCATATGTAAGGGACGAATTTCCTCTTATCGGGGAGTTTTTGACTGAGTATTATAGAGGTCAAGAATATCAGGGTGGACCAATTGACCTGATAGAAAACATTGATTCTTACATTAAGTTAAATGAGTGTGGAAATACTGTAGGATTCACATCTCTCTCTTCAGATATTGATAGTATTGACAGCACCATCTCTGTTGATAATACCAGTGGATTCCCCCAGAACTATGGTTTGATTCGTATTAACGATGAAATCATCACATATACTGGAATCACAACCAATAGCTTTACTGGATGTATTCGTGGTTTTAGTGGAATTACCTCATTCAGAAACCCTGATGACACTGAAGATTTGGTATTTTCCACTTCTTCGTCAGATTCTCACTCCGAAAATGCAAGAGTTGAAAACCTGAGTGTTTTATTCTTAAATGAATTTCTGACAAAGGTCAAAAAACAAGTTTTACCTGGACTTCAAACTAGAGATTTAGATACAGATCTGAATCAAACAGAATTTATTCGCCATTCAAAGGATTTTTACTCTACAAGGGGAACTGACGTATCCTTCAAAATCCTTTTCAAGGCTCTTTATGGAGAGGACGTAGAGATCATCCGTCCAAGAGATTATGTAATTTCCCCATCTTTTGCAAATTATAAGAAACAAAGAAGCATTATTGTAGAGGCAGTCTCTGGAGATCCATTCGATTTAGTTAATAATACTCTTTTCCAAGATGCATATGAGAATATTTCTAGAGCATCTTCACCTGTTGCTAGCGTAGAAAGAATTACTGTTGGTATTTTAACCGACGTATTCTATAGATTAGGTATTGATGGTTCCTTTATTCAGAATACAGGCACCTCAAACTTACTGTATGATCAGTTCTCCACACATGCAAAAACGCAGGTAATTGGTGAAGTTGGAATTGGACAAACTATTGTTGATGTAGATTCAACTTTAGGTTTCCCCAGTGCAGGAACTTTGTCGGTAATTTACAAAAATTCTACTGTTGGTGTCGTAACTTATACCTCAAAAACTGTAAACCAGTTCTTTGGAGTTGATGGTGTAACTTCAGTAATTGGTGATGGCGCAGAAATTGATCAAAACACGTTTGCATATTCTGCAGGGCTTGGCAGAACTGATGGAATTCGTGTCAAAATCAGATCTGTACTCAATGATTTAGAGATTCCTAGCAACACTCATAACCAAAAAATTGGTTCTAGAATCAAAATTAAATCCCTGGGTAGAATTGGAGAAGACGTAAGATCAAATAATTGGTTCTTCAATACTGCTCAGAACTACGAAGTTGAATCATTAACTCTCGTTGACGACGCTAACGGTATTTTTAGACTTGTTACTAAGGATTTTAACATCCTGAAAATTGGCGATACACTAAACTTAACTGATACTGGTGAAGAAATTATTGAAAACTTCATTGTTAATGACGTGTTCAATGAAACAACATGTCTGATTAGAGGTTTTGGTGTCGCTAACCCAGACACCATTCTCAAAGTTACAAGAACTTTATCAAAAGTAGACTCAGACATTCACCAAAATCTCAGTGCAGTTACGGCTGACATACAGAATGTTTACCTTGGATCGGGTAAAAACTTAGTGGCAGCGCCTTCGATTCCTCACTTTGCTGATACTAAGATCAATCCAAAAACTCAAAAAGTTGCTTTTTCGGGAACATATCTTGCCGGAGAAGATACTTTTAAAATTACTGATAGAATTGACCACAATTACTACACTGGAGATGCAGTTTATTACACTCCAGAGAAAAATGCAGATGGAGATATTGTAACTTCACTTGGTTTTGATGAGGGATTATACTTCATTAGAAGAGTTGATGAAAACAACATCAAGTTGGCAAAGAGCCCTTCTAACTTATATAACAACATTTTCCAAAAAGTATCTTCATCAATCCCCACTCTTACTATAAACTTAAACACTATTGAGAAGTATAACTTCAAAAACAAGAGTATCAAACCACAAAAACTCTTAAGAGAAGTTGCTAATCCAGTTAATGATGGTGTAAAGCGTCAGACTACATCAGGATATAATGGTATTTTAATCAATGGTGTTGAAGTTCTTAATTACAAATCAAAGAATTTTGTATACTATGGAAGAATCAATAGTATTGATGTAGTCTCTGGAGGAAAAAATTATGATGTTGTTAATCCTCCAGTTTTAAGAATTAAAGATGAAAATGATGCTGGAGTAACCATTGGTGCTGGTGCTACTGGATTTTTGGCAGTAAATGGTAAATTTGATGAAGTCAGAGTTTTAGATCCTGGTTTTGATTACCTGGATGTTCCTAGAGTAAAAATTTCTGGAGGTAATCCTACTAGGCCTGCAGTTGCTGAAGCAAAGTTATCTGTAGTTCCTCACGAAGTTACTTTCAATTCAACGGGTATTGGATCCATTGGAATTGGTTCGGCAACTTCTTCTGTTGGTAGAATTGGATTTTCTACACACCACAAATTTAGAAGCGGAGAAAGAATTTTATATCGTACCTTCGGAAAACAAGCATTATCCGGACTTTCTACGGATGCAACATATTTTGTTTCCGTAGTAGACCCACAAACAGTTAAACTGCACACAAAACTGAATGATGCGATTTCTGGCATTAATACAATTTCCATAGCAGACTATGGTGTAGGATATCATGCTTTACGATCCTTAAATGGAAAAGCGATTATCAATACGATCACTTTGATTGATGCTGGTGAAGGATATCAAAACAAAAAAAGAACTTGTGGAACTGTTGGTATCATAACAGCTCTGAATACCATTTCAATCCCAAATCACGACTTCAAGAGTGGTGAAATAGTATCTTACTCTGTAGATGGCACAGAAGTCACAGGACTCTCAACAACTAGTGATTATTACGTTACTGTAGTAGATAAAGATTCATTCAAACTTTCAGTTGTTGGTCTTGGTACAACAACAAATGATTTCTACTACAAAACAAAGCAGTATGAAAATCTTACAAATGTTGGTGTAGGAACTCATACATTCAACTATCCAGACATCAAAGTAGAACTTATTGGTTCTGTAGGAATATCTTCAGTAGAAGGAAAGACATACCAAGCAGTTTTACAACCAATAGTAAGAGGTGAAATAACCTCTATCCACTTAGAAAACTCTGGTGTTGGATATGGATCTTCGGAAGTAATCAACTTCAAGAGATCACCATCGATAGATCTTCTTTCTGGTCAGGATGCAGAGTTAACTCCTATTGTTAATGCTCAAGGTAAAATCGTAGACGTTATTGTAGATAACGCTGGATTTGGATACAACTCTCCACCAAGACTAATTGTAACCGATAAAGGAAATGGAACTGGGGCATATCTCGTTCCTGAAATTGGTCCAGGACTCAATGCATCAGGTGAGACTGTACAAGGAACAATTAAATCAGTAAACATCAATCAAGCTGGAATTGGATATGGTGTTTCTACAACTTCAATTTCTGTAGAATCTGCAGGATCTGGAGTAGAATTCAATGTAAATCTCCAATCTTGGAGAATTAATGAATTTGCCAAGAATTTGACCAATATTACTGAAGATGATGTATTCATTTCTCCAGGAACTAATATTGAAAATGAACTTCAGTGTTCATATGTGTATGCACCAAGAAGTCTGAGACAAGTTGTATATGCAACTGATCAGGGTGGAAGAATCCTTTACGGTAAAAAAGACCTCAACCTTGTTGATGGTGTAGAAAGAATCAATAACGATAATCACTCGCCAATTATTGGATGGGCTTATGATGGGCACCCAATCTATGGTCCATTTGGTTATTCAACAAAATCTGGCGGAACAATTGTCCAATTAAAGTCTGGATATTCTCTTGATATTAAAGCAAATAGACCACCACTGAGTATATTCCCAGAAGAATTCTTTATTGAAGACTTCTCTTGGGCAAATTCAACTGATGAAGCTGTTCTTGATCAAAATAATGGAAGATTCTGCATCACTCCAGAATATCCAAACGGAACTTATGCATACTTTGCAACCTTTGACTTAACACCATCATCCGACGGAGTATTCAAGAACTTCAAAAAACCACAATTCCCATATTTGGTTGGAGAAAACTTTAATTCCAAACCAAATCCATTTAACTACAGAAGAAAATCAAATCAAGATGATATTGATTTGAATACTTCCGATTGGATTAGAAATACTTATGCATATTCTTTGAGAGGTGGAAATAGTGGTTATGGTTATGTAAGTCAATCATACAAATATGTAAATCAAGACTCCATCATTAAACATGTTCAAAAAGGATCTGTAGATTCTGTCGGAATTATTACAGGTGGTTCAAAATATCAAGTAAATGATAAAGTTGTTTTTGAGCAAGATGAAACGGATGGTTTCTTTGCTGCGGCTAAAGTTCACAAAGTTCTTGGTGTTGGCATAGGAACATTATCTGTCTCTAGTTCAAATCTAGATGGGGTAGAGTTTTATCCAGTAGGAATAAATGGAAACTTTATTGGAATCAATACTGGAAAGCACGGATTCTTAAATACAGATACCGTTATAATTTCTGGTTTATCAAC